GGTGTTGGCATCAATCTGTTGTGTGCCAAGCGTGACTGAGCCTGTTTCTATGTCTCGGTCTGCGATTGGGTATGCGACCTCAGTTCGGTCAAGTATGGTGTTGATTCGCGCGGATGACAGTTGGCTGGTCGGTGTCACATCGGCGTTGATAAACGCTGTGGACAGAATGCCAAAGTCATCAACTGCACTAATGGTGGCTGTTGATGTGCCTGACGGGCTGGGGTCGTACTCAATGTCAATGTCCGTGATGCGTCCAACGAACACATTGACTCCGTTGCAGATGAGGCGGACTGCACGCCTTGGAGTTAGTCCAGACCGATTGGTAATCGGGTCCCAATAAGGTCCAGCGGTGTTGGTTGGGTCAAAGCGCCTGTCGTCATTGCGTAATGTGACTGACAGCGTGCCAGCATCAAAGTTGGAGAAGTCGTCCTTGCGACCCCGGGACACATTGATGACCTGTGCATACGGCGACACATCATCGCCAAGCAGCGTGCCATCAAGGTAGTCGGTATCCAGAACTCCGTCTGTTGCAGAGTCAAGCGTGAACACATCAACGGGGAATCCCAACTCCATCAAGAGTTCAACGGATTCGCCCCACGGCATCGTGGTAGCCATTACGCCACCGTGATTGGGATTGCGCCATTGTGGCGCTGATACTGACGCAACGCATCCACGACAGCCTTGCCAACAGCGTCACCATTCGTACCCATGCCGGCATTGACGGTCACATTGATGGTCGTACCCATTGCGCCTGCTCTGTCAAGCGGGATAACTGCCTCGGGTCCAGCCTCACCAACAATGCCGAGCGTTGGTGCAGTCACAATGCCGCCACGAGCAAACATCATCAAGCCACCCAAGCCCGTGAAGTCGTAGATGGGTTCCGATGCTGCGGTCGCATTGGCAGTTGATGTAGATGCGCCAGCCGCCTCAAGTTGCCTGCGAATCGCCTCAAACTCTGCATCAATGCGTCCAACTCCTGCTGCTGGAGCGTTCTTGCGTGCTGCGTTCACCTCACGCTGTGCCTTGGCAACCTCATAGAGCGATAGCGCCTCATCCAACTGCGCCTTGGCAACATCACCGATGGCTGTCGCTTGGTCACGCTTGGCAGCCGCTACATCACGCTCAGCCTCAGCCAACGCCCACTTGGCATCCTCAACACGCTTGGCAGCATCTGCCTCGCCGTCAAGAGCATCCTGTATGGCAGACAACGCCTCTACTTCACGCTCACGAGCCGTGTTGACTCCCTCAATCGCTTCTTGTTCTGCAGCCTTGGCAGCGTTGAGGTCATCAAGTAGGTCTTTGTAGATGGTGCTGCCTTCGCGGACTCCATTGAGCATCTGGTCGTAATGGTCCAACGCCTGCGTCAATCCGTCTTGCGTGTCGGTCTGCTTCTCTTGCGCATCTACCAACGCCAACTTTGCCTCAGCCAACGCAATCTCGGCTTCACGAATCATTCGTGGCGTTGCCGTTGCATCTGCACGCACCGCCGCCAACTCCGACTCGGCATCAATGACCGCAAACTGCGCCGATTCAATGTCGTAGGCAGACTGCTCGCTGGCTTGTTGAGCATCTGCAAGTTGGCGTGATGCATCCTTGCCCTGTTTGCTGGCTGCACCATACCCACGCACCGCTGCATTGAATGCCTCTTGCGCAACTGCAACGCTCTCGGTCGCTTTCTTGAGTTTCTCTTGCGCTTTGGCTGTGGCTGCCACATTGTCTTGATAGGTCTTGCGTGCTGCTGCCGTTGCCGCCTGTGCTTTGGCGATGCCTTTGATTGCCTCAGCCACATCATCTGCAGCCTTCTTCTGCGCACGCTCGGCTTGCGTCACGCCATGCGCTGCGTCTTTGACCTTCTGTTGTGCATCCGCTACGCCTTGTGACGCATCCTTCAATGATTGCTGCGCACCGACAAGACCCTCAACGGCGCTGCGATACGAGTCATTGAGTTCTTTGACGGTCTTGACCGCCTTGGCGTTCGCACCCAACGACTTGGTGGCGATGCCGAGTTCGTTGTGATACTTCTTGAGCGCATCCTTGCCTGCGTTGCTCATACGCATGTCGTCGTACTTGGCTTGTTGCACATTCAAGAACGCTTGGCGTGCTACCTGTGCAAGGCTGATGGTGCTACCGATGCCCGTGTTGAGCGCATCTGTTGCGCCTTTGGCGAGATTGACCTGCGACTCGTAGCGAGCAATCGCATCGGCTAGGTCTTTGTATGCCTGACTGGTTGGGTCTGTGACCGCCAACTGTGCCTTGAGCGCACCCACCAACTTGGCTGCCTGCTCTGGGCTGGTCTCCATGACACGCTTGAACGCCTCATCAAAGTCCTCAATGTCAACCTTTGCACCGTCAATGGTGAGTTGGAACTCCCTACCGAAGTCACCAAACACATCACCCATCTTGAGTTTGCTGTCAATCTCTTGCGCCAACTTGACAAAGTCACCAATGACCTGCGTCGTGTCCTCTTTGCTGGCACCACGCAGGCTGCCCAATGAGATGATGATGCCTTTGGATGCTTCGTCAATCTTGCGGTCTGCCCCGGATGCCGCATTGCCAATCTCAAAGATGGTCTGCGCCAATGCAGCGACTGCCAATGCGCCACCAGCAGTCTTGGCGGCCATTCCGTATGCATTGACGGCTTTGGCAGAAGTGAGCATGGCTGTGGCGTTCTTGTACGCCTGCACTTCCATGAGCCGCTGCTGCAGATTCATCAACTTGATGTAGCCCGTCGCCAACAGAATCGCAGTTGCGAACGCTGCAATCACAGCAGTCAATGCAACAATGACCCCACGATTGCGCTCAGCGAAACTTGCCAACGATGACATGACGGGCAGGATTGCCTGCACAACGGGCAACAGAATGCTGCCAAACGATTCAGCCAACTCCCCAACTTGGTTGCGGAACTGCTGCATCTGACCTGCTGCGGTCTTTGTTTGTGCCAAAGCCGCACCGCCAAAGACTTCACCAAGTTTGGTGTAGACCTCGCCAAGACTTGCGCCTTCTTTGACATTCTCTCGCACGGCTGGCGCAAGCATGGCAAGCGCACGCATCTGACCGTTCTCTGCCTTTGCCAATGCGTCGGTCACGGCAATCAATGGTGTGCCTGTAGCCACGCTGATGTCCATGGCAAGGCTCATCAACTCTTGTGAGCGTGCAACATCTCCCGTCGCTTGCACAAGGCTGGCAAGCGCAGGTCGCAACTCGCCATCAGTGAAGGTGGAGACCTTCATGAATGCGGAGACTTGTTTCTCTACGGCTGCTATCTGTTCGTTGGTTGCGCCTGTGGCTTGGCGTAGCGTCTGCGCCAACTTTGCCTGTTCCTCGGCATCCTGCATCGCTGCCTTAGTGGCAAGACCTGCTGCTGCTGCGATACCTGCCAACGCTGCTGCTGCAGGCAATGCAGCCTTCTGAATGACGAACTTGGTCTTGTCTGCAGTCGTCTGCAGTTTGTTGAACTCTTTGATTGCTTTCTCTAGACCGCCACCATCAAAGCCCGTGACTATGTTGATGCCAACAGCCATTAGTAGATGCCCCCGATGCCCTCAGTTAGACGACGCTCTGTTTGTTTCTCCAACCTGTCAATCACACGCTGCACACCTGCCTCAACAAGAGAGAAGTTGCTCTTGACCGCGCGGAACATCACACGGCTACGGAAGCCCTGCTGCTTGCTCTTGACTCGCAGGTGCTTGTCAAGGTTGTTGACGAACTGACGGGCTGTAAGGCTGCCTGCCGTGTCATAGACCTGTCCACCGCCATTCATCTGTTGGATACGCAAGATGCGCTGCCCACCGCTGCGAGCCAATCCCGTACCAGCGACAGGTTTGACACCTCTGGCAACAAGGGCAGGCGAGTATCCCGGCAAGCGGCTCCTGCCTCTGCGACCCGATGTGTGCCAACGCTCAAGCGGCTTGACCTTCGGGAACGCCTCACCAACGGCTCTAGCAAGCGGTTTGGCTTCATCAACCATCTCTTTGCGCAATGCGTCATAGGTCTCTTTCTCCATGCGCCTCAACGCACGCAGCGTCTCGTTGATACCCGTAGTTGAGATGCCAAACTTCAGCCCGTCACCTTGGACTTGCAGAACATCGGCGTCTCTATGCGATTGGCGAGACTTTGCCATAGTCAGCCAATCGTACCGCTACTTGTGCTTGCGTCTTGCCTGCTTTGCACGCCAACGCAGATAGGCGACCATGGTGTTGATTGTTGCCTCGGGTTCTTGCGCCAAGTCCCGGGGCTGCAGATGAAACTCGTAGGCAAGGTGTACCAGCAGCCATGTGGCTGAGTCGTCACCTAACTTGCCAAAGGGCTCTCACCTGCATCACGCACGGTCACATTGGCAACGGTGCGAATCCAATCGGGGTCAAACTTTGCCTTCGTCTTGTTGGCATGCGTCAGTTGCGACCATGCCAGCCATGCGAGGTCCGTGAGACGCAGGTCGGTCTCAAAGCGTGCCACGCTGCGATTCCATGTGCGCTCAAAGGCAACGAAGTCAGCAAAGACTGCGTCAACATCCTCGGACTCGCCTGTGTGATACTCAACCTTCAATGCCAAACGCATCGCTGTCTCCTTTGGTTGTGGGAACTATCAGGATGTGGCTTTGGCAATCGTACCACCGTTGAAGGTCAAGGTGGTCATTGCAAGTTCGCCAACAGATGCAGCGACTGGCGTGTGCGCAGTCAGATAGGTGTTGCTGAGCGTGTAGGACGGGTTGGTGGCGCTGGTCGTAGCACCGTTCGGGCGCACGATGATGGTCGTGGTCGTGCCAACCAACGGGTAGACGGTGGCTTCCACTTGGGCTGCGTCAAAGTCCTGCATGAACTGAATCTCGCAAGACACATTCTGCAAGCCGCCTTGGAAGGTGTGACCTGTTGCGCCGAAGCCTGTGTTCTCAACGGAGTCCACCTCGTAGGTGAGACTGACGCTGTTGGCATCCGCGGACAGCACGACGCTGTTGACGGTGATGTGTGCGTTGGTAAGGACAATGGCTGGCATGGTTTCTCCTTAGACGGTGGTCTTGACGAGTGAGCCGCCCGTGAAGGTCAGCGAGGTTGTGGCTAGTTCACCAACAGCGCCATTGACAGGCGTGTGAGACGACAGGAAGGCGTTGCTGATGGTGTAGAGCGGATTGGTCGTTGATGTGGCTGCGTCAACGGCTTTGATGGTAATGGTGGTGGTTGTACCGACCAACGGATAGACAATGGACTCGGTAGCCGATGTTGCAAAGTCCTGATTGAGTTCAAGGTCAACTGAGATGTTCTGCAGACCACCAGCAAAGCGGTGTCCCGTGTCGCCGAAAGCCGTAATCTCAACTTGGTCCACCTCGTAGTTGAGCGTGACGCTGGTCGTGAATCCTTTGACTGGCGTGCCACCAAGTGTGATGAGCGGGTTGGTAAGAACGATGGTTGCCATTAGTTGTTGTCCTTCTTGTCGGATTCTTTGCTCTTGAACTGCTTGGCTGCGATTGGTTCAATGTGTCCGCCTTCAATGAGCGCATCCACATTGAGACCTGCGAGGTCAGCGGCGGCAATCGTATCACCAGCCGTGCCGAGCGTTGTGTTGTCTGAGAGGATTCGGTAGGTGCTCATGGTTCTCCTAAGCGTGGACTTGACATTCAAGTGTTATCTGTAGATAGTCTGCATCACCTTGTGTCAATGCGTTGATGCTTGCACCTTGACTCAGGATGAGTGTTTGGCACACTCCGCCAAGTGTGCGGTCGGCTTCAATGGCAGCCCTGATGCTTGATGTTCCGTCATAGGACAAGTAGGCGTCAAGTGCTGCGTGGGCTGTGCGGTCTGTGTACCTGCCAACTACGACGCTAATGACCCAATCCATGACCACATCGCCGCCTGCGAAGGCACGGTGGTAGTTGACCTGCGTAATGGTTGGGAATGCGAATGGTGGGTTGAGTTGCTCTGGCTGATAGGTGTAGGTGCGCAGCCCCGTGATTGTGCCAAGACGAGTGGCTAGACCTGTTGCGACTTGGCTGACCGTTGCTGGCATTACGCCACAGCCATGAGACGGTACTGATTGAGCATGTCACGCACATCGGGGTCAACGGCACGGACTTGGATTGCCATGTCGTTGAAGCCAACGATGCCAAGAGCAGCGTTGTAGCGAGCGAATCCGCGGATTGACAACAGCACGCATGCCTCACGAACATCGTGCGGCACGGCATTCCAGCCCCATTGGGCGGTCACTCGTAGCAACGGAACATCGGGAATGGCTTGCGTCGGGAAGGTCTTGCCACCAATAGCAACGATTCGGCGATACGGGATGCCGTTGAGCGATGCGTCAAGCGGCTCTAGTTGGTAGTCCACGCCTTGAGTCCATGTGTCCTCAAAGGTTCCATCTGCGTCATCATCGGTCTGCACCGTGACGCTCGTGTTGGCAATGTCATTGGTCGGGACATTGTAGTAATCAAACGGATACATGCTGATGGCTGTTTGTGCGGTCTTGTAGAACCAGCGACCGCAATAGCCATCAATGCGTCGTGAGGCTGCCTCAATGCTGCGCTCAAGCAGAGCGTCATCAACGACATCAGTCAGGCGCAAGGCGGCTTTGACTTCGTTCAGAGTGCAGTAGCCGTTGACAATCGGCATGGCTACTTCTTTCGCTTGCGTGCTTTGGGTGGCGTTGCTCGCTCAGTCCCGGGGTCAAGCGTTGCAGTCTCCTTGGCAACATAGCCAAGGTCTTTGAGGGATGCGTCAATCGCTTCAATGCGCTCAATCAAGCCACGCTTGATGTAGCCCTCACGCTCCTGCAACAGAGCGGCGATGAGATTCTTGTTCGTCATGTCTGCCTTTCTGGCGGTGATACAGCCAAGGGGATGCTGCACCACCGCCAGAGTCTAGGCGGAACTAGAAGGTTGGAGTGACCAGACCCGTGCCCGAGATGGCTGCCCATGCATCGGGGTAGCGGCGTGCTGAGTATGCGGCGTAGCCGTACACAATCATCGTCACATCCAACTCGGCTGCCTTCGGCTGCTCAAAGCGGAGCATCATCGGCTCGCCCGAACCATCCTGCCACAGGTGCAGTTCTTGCGTGTTGCCAACGAAGATGGTGTCTTGGTTGGTGCCAGCGCCCTGAACGATGCTGATGTTGGCATCCGTGACGACCGGGAATCCAGCGATGCTGTAGCCCGAGTTGCCGTACACCACGCCCGAGTTGCCCTCGGCGAGTGCGTTCATCGGACCATTCGGCGTCGGGACTGCCAGCGGACGATTGCTGGAGTCAAGAGCCGAGAGAATCCACGCCAAGCGGCGAGGATGCATCACGATGACATTCGGACCAGCGAAGAAGGTGGTCTGCACCTTCTGCACAGCGTCAAGCAGTTTGGGGTACAACTCTGCGACGGTGGGCGACGCATCGGTGTAGGTGACGGACTGACCCGCGCCAGCGAGCAGTTCGGCGCACACATTGCTGTCCAACTGCGTGTGCCATGCGGAGACGAGGTCAGCCATGACCAACGAATCAACATTGGTGCCACGCTCAATCGCCTGACGGCTGACATTCTGCTGACCAGCAATCGTGACCACGCTGATGTCCAACTTGGTGTCATCCATGTTGGTCTCTTGCACGGCTGCGCCTTCCGTCTGGTTGGCGACTGCGGTGCCAGTCGTGACACGGCTGATGCTCAGCGTCAGACCATCAGCAGGCAGTTGGTGCTTGCGTGCAATGTCCGCCAACGGGCGACCAGCACGAGCAAACGGCGCTGCAAGGTCGGTGAGGAACTGCGGAACGATGAGTCCAGCAAAGTTGCTGCTGGTCACATCACGACGCTCCACCTTCTCCTCGTTCATGTGACGAGAGAGACGCTCACGAGCCGAGAAGTCGTTGCTGAACTGCGCCGAGTAGGCATCAGCAATGAACGAGTGCTGGCTGTTCTTGGTGTAGGTGCGAGGCTCGGACTTGACGACTGCCACGCCGAGTTCCTTGCGTGCTTCCTTGGCGGCTGCGCTGCGAGCCTCAAGTTCTTCGTGCTTGGTGATCTGGTCATCCAGAGCCTTGGCAGAGTTGAGGGCATCAGCAATCTTGCTGTCCTCGTCTGCGGTGAGGTCACGGGCTTCCACTTCGGCAGCATCCACGATGGACTGCGCCGAGGCGAGCAGCGCCGAGCGCTTCTCTTTGAGTTTGTCTGACATTGCCATGAGAGTTGTTCTCCTGTTGTAGTTGCTTGGTTGGTTGTCCAAGTGTTCTTCTCAGTGACTTAGTCGGCTGACGAACGGCTTGTCTTGTGGCGTTGGATTGCTAACTGCGCTCGTCGCAACGCCAGCGACGGCGACTTCAATGTAGCGGTGTCTGTATCAGCAGATTGCTTGTTGCGTAGTTGCACCATCGTCTGCTCGTAGGCAGGGTAGGTGACAACGCTGACATCGTAGAGACGCACCTCTTTGAGTTCGCGGGTGCGACGGTCATCCGACCATGCATCTTTGACTGTCTCAAAGGCGAAACTCATCTGGCTGATGTCGCCACGACGCATTGCGCTAAGCAGTTTGGCGGCATCGGGATTGGCGTCATCCAATGAGGCTTCAATGCGCAGACCTGTCTCGTCCTCGGCTAGGCGTAGCGTGCCCGACTTGGTGCGTGCCAATGGCACGCCTTCGTGGTCAATCAAGAGGCGCACATCTGCACCGTCTTTGATGGTCTTGGTGAATGCGCCTCGGCGCACGAACTCTGTCCATGGCAGGGGTTCGCTTGGGCTGTCAAAGACTGCTGCGTATCCGACCAAGGTCTTGCCATCCCCTTCGGCACGGAGTTCAAGGTTGCTGTAGGCGATGCTGCGTTGCTCGCCGTGTGCCACGACCCAATGATTCATCTCTGCCTCGTCATCGGCTTCGTCGTCGTCTGCTTCCCACGACTCGCACACCATGTTGGCTTGACAGCCAGCCATGTATCGCTCGCACCACGAGCGCTCGTCATCAAAGTGTTCGCATGTGCCGCACGACCTGCTTGGGTCGGATGCTTCTTGATACGACGCTGGCAGTTCACGCAAGTCCGATACGCCCAACTCTGGTCGCTCGTCGGTCTCCATGTCGTCAGCCATCACCATGGCTTCCCGTTCCTCATCAAGTTTGGCGACAACATTGTTGGCATGTTCCATGGCTCGTCTTGCATCCTCTTTCGTTGGTCCGCTGCCCCAAAGCAGATGAGCGACAAGACCTGCCGTTATCTCATCGCCTTGAACAGCGTCTAAGTCAACCATGTGGCGTGCTATCCAAGGACCAATCTTGCGCCACTTCTCCTCTGTGACTGTGCCTGCAGCCATCTTGCGTGCATCCTCAACGGTCTGTGGGCGCACACCATCACCAG